TAAATCCTATCCCTCAGCTGTATCTTATCATCAAAGTAATAGAGCAACACTATAGGTGCTACCCATGTAGCTATTTTGTTCTTCGCTTTCAGCAATCGCTGAAATAATTTGTTCATCGTATTTGTCATTTATCATTAGTCATTATTCGTTCAATCGTCCTAATCACCTTCTTAAGCCGCTCCGCGTACGTTGGCTCCGTAGCATACCCCGCCTTGGCAACCTCTTCGGCAAACTTGTACGGGTCTGTCTTCACCTGTAATGCCTTAGCGTAGCGCTTATTTGTAAGGAACAGCTTAGCGTGATCTGTAAAACTCTCCTCAGCAGTGTCATACTTGCGGAACCAGTCCTTAACCGTGTACTTATACCTGCCGTCAGGCCGTTTTTCTATACTGATGATAACGGGGAATTTAGCCTTGTCTGTGTCGCAGATCTCCGTGGTTTGCACCAGTTGCCGCTTTTCAGCAGGCATGCTCTCTTTGGCTTTCACGCCAAACATCATATTCCCAGGTGCGCTGTTCCCCCACCCTGTCTCCAACGCGGATTGAGCCAATGTAAATAGCGCCGATATACCCGTCTTCCGCTCCGTCTCCCGCGCAAAGGGTAGGTATTTTTTTATAAATTCTTCCATGATTATTTTAAGGTTATAATATATTCTTAGAGGCTCAAAATGATACGAAAAATCAAAAAAGCCTGCCTATTCTTTATGGGTAGTATGGAGTAAAACCTTGATTACCCAAAAACATTTCTATTGCGTCTAATCTTCTTTTTATATTACTAATTTCATCTGAAATATTTTGCCCTTCTATCAAAACGTTAGAGCTGATTTCTATTGACGTCCCATGTATCCTCACAACATCTCCCGTAATGGTTGTTTCTTTTCCTCTAAGGGCTGCATTTCCATTAGAGTAAAGATCTAATTGTTTATCTGCTCGAAAAGTTATAGTCTTGGCCTCTCCTTGCAAAATTTGTAAAAGGCCTCCTCCATTTCTTCTTATATACACACCATCGTCAGATTCTAAAGCAAGAATTTCAGTTGATCCTATTGACATATATTTTTTTCCAAATATATGTATGGGCTTATCGGAAGTCATAAATACAGTGTCGTTTTCAGCTATATCAAGCAGCTTTTTCAGTTTCTCAAAATACCCTGCTTTATCCACTTTCCCAGACAGCAAAGCCTCTAAGTTTTTATTAGCCTTCACCTGAGTGATAATCTCCTGCAATGTGTCTAACGCTGTGTCATCTACGGTTAGGGTTTCTCTGATAGCCGCTATCTTTTGTTCGAGTTGGTCAATGAGTCTCTTTAAGGCCTGTCCTGTACCCTCATACCCTCCTTTAGGTAGAAAAGCAGAAGTGTCAGTAGGTTGTAGACTCTCCAGCTTTTGTTTGTGCTTGTTGGTAAAGTCATTAGCTGATAACCCTTTTCCGACTTCCTTATCCACTTTCTGATTAAAAAGTCCACTGTGAGCGTCAGAGTCATTGATGTGGTTGAGCAGCTGCCCCGCCGATGCGGTATTTTCAATGGCTCTGTTAAGCCCCTCGATGTTACTCATTGGAATTTTTTCGCTTTTGTGCCAGTAACTGTCAATCCAAGCGGCGAAGTGCTCTTGTGCGGGTTTCATAAAGTTTGAAAACCATTTTTTAAGTGTTTTTTTTGGTGTCATATAAAATTACTTTTTTGGTTACTAATTAAATCCTACGTATTCAATAAATTGTACTACACGATAAGGGGGCATATTGTTGTGGGGTTGGTCTCCTCCTGTAGCAGATGAAGTCCTATTCTTCCAAAACCGCATATAGTTATTATTATCAGCGGAACCAGGCAAATTTTGCCCTGTATGGGTATACCCATCTATATTATTACCTCTATTTTTAAACCATTCGGCTTCTCCCGCGCTCATATCAGCTATTGCTATAGAATCTTCGTAGCTATGATGATGGCTTGGCATTTCGGATGATGTCAAGGTATGTGTTTTTTCCCCTCCCTCGGCTCCGATACTTCCAAAATCAGTATCAGAAGTATGATGCCCTATAGGCATTTTACCCCTTAGAGGCTCATATTCTCGCCAACCTTCAGGTATGGGAATATTAGCAGGCTTGCCCCATATAGCCACGAGACCTATCGGAATTGTCTTGGTTACCCTACTTTCCAAGTTCTCCAATCGCTTAAGAATAGAGTTGTCATCGGAAAGGGTTTGCTGTTCTATTTGTTGGTTGTTCAAAATACGCTTAAAGGCCGCCCAAGGATAAGTTCTGGTGCTATTGCCAAAGGTAGCTACCTTTTGGATATAGACATTCTTTGACGAGCCGTCTTCAAAGGTCTGTGGAGTTGGTGTTTCTTTGATAAAGACAGTAGTACCTATGGTATTTCCTTCAAAAGGATATAGTTCACCTTCTATGCACACCACACCATCGCTAATGGTATTGCCTACTTGCTGGCAACCTGATACAATGGCCAAGTCGCCCGTTAGTCCGCCGATAGCATTGAATATCTTATAGGTGTTCTGTAAAAAATTGAGCGTTTCGGTCGTTAGAGGAAAACCTCCCGCTTGGTTACAATGGATAATATTCATTTTGTTTAGTTGTTAGTGGTTGGTTAATCTATAAGGCAATCATATAACGTTTGCTGGCCAATTTGTAGAAGTCAATTAGGGCTTCCATTTCAAAGAAACGGTAACGTCCTATCTCGGAGGTGGGGGTTTTCTGTGTGTCCCATACCTCTCTTGGTATCTTCACTATAAAATCAACCCCAGTATCGGCATAATCCGCACCACGGCGGAGGTACATAGTACCTAAGAACTTAGGCTTGCGCTCGGCTTCGGTATAGATGTATTGGCTTTGGTACTGGCTACCCTCAAGGATACGGATACGCCTAAGAGTGGGGTCAAAAGTATCGTTGAGCGCCTTGCGTAGGTAACATACCTGTCCGTTGAGCGAGAGCTTCCGAATGTCGGCTGCTCGCTTAAAAGTAAAATCATAATGCAGCCTCCCTATGGGGGCTACTAACATTTTCATCCAGCCTACTAATTTAGCTTTGCGCAAAAAAGTGGGGATCAGCAATAAACTTAGTTTTTCTATGTCAAGTTGAAAGATTCTCATATTCCTTACTATTTAGCAATGTAACGTATCCGTGATTCATTCCAATCTACCTCAAAGTAGCCACTATAAGGGATTTGAGATACATTGATATTCTCAAAGGATCCATAGCCACGTGTATTGGGGTCTATCCATGCCGTGGTTACTTCCTTAAGGTGTGGGATCTTGACTCCATTGACAGCCTGCAAGGCGTCGACAAGGTGGGCTACAATAAGCTCACCATTAAAGGGTAGGTTCTTAAGATAGATTTCTATGGCCTCCTTAACTGGGAGTTTGGCAGAGAGTATATCCATACCATTACTATCCAAGATAAGCGGGTCATAATACACATCTAAGTTCAGCACCAACTTGTCAGGTAGGTAGTTAATCACGGTTGCTCGTACACCTGCATCTTTTATCTCAGCTATATAGCCCTTGAAAGCATTGTGTTGATCTTCTGTAATAGGTAGCAAGCGCCCATCACTTTCGGTGGCTATCTTGACAATCAATCGGCCGTCTTCGCTTTCCACAACAGCCGAGTACTTGACTATCTTACTTGCCTCTATTTGCTCCTCAGTATGTCCTGTATTGTTGAACTTATCGCTGTCAGGCAAAAGGTCAAAGCCGTACTGAAAGGCAAGGGCTTTGTTGCGATACCAACGTGCAGTGTGAGGAGTAAGCTCGGCAAGGCGTTTGTCTATATCCGTTCTATGCAGATCGAATAGCTTCTCCAAGCTCCATATTGCTACTGAGATGATATAGACCCACAAACGCCATATAGCTACTTTGGAGGTGCTATTAAGCTCATTAAGGGCAGGCTCTTGTGTCTTGGCCTGGTAGATGAGTTCTTGTATTTCTTGTATCGTTCGTGCCATTGTTCAGTTGTTAGTGGTTAGTTGTCAGTAGTTTAGCCTCCTACTACAAAATCAAGGTTAATTGCCCAAATGCTGATACCCTCAAGACGTTCCAACACTTGTTTGTCTTCTTTGGTGAAAGCCGTAGCAGGTTGGATGTTCTTTGCCGTATAATAGGCTAATATATCTTTGTTTCTTGCTCCTACTGAAAGAGAAGGGACTTTAAGGGGAGCACCTGCTACCATATCATCAGTTACGCTCTTTTCATTAAGTACGGCCAACTCAAAGATACTCTCAATGGTACCTGTGTGTTGCAGGGCGAGGTCAAGGAGTGATTGGTTATGTAATACTGTTATGGTCATATTTATTTGCCTGTGGTGGCTCACCGCTTACCATTGAGTTGCTTGTATTTTTTAAGTTCCGCCAAAAGCTCCTCTACGGAAGCCTCTAAGTCCTTAATGCGGGCATTGGCTTTCTTGAGTTCTTCGATTGCATTGGCATACTTAGCCCCTAAGTCTTCTATCATCTCTCGGTATATCTTCACCGCTTTATCTACATTGTCTAATTCATTGGTCTGTAACTCCATTTGTTGCTTTGGGCGGCCAAAAAACCAACCTGCCAAGCCTGAGAGTACCATTCCTAAGAATGATATGATGTGTTCTTTAAGTCCTTCTAATATCCAATCCATTTTTTAAGTTTTTAATTTTGAGTTACTAACCGCTTAGCCTATTGTCCCCGTTCCTGTACTGGTCGTGGCGCCTGTATAAGCTCCTGCCCGTAGGGTGATTCCTGCCTGCACCGTTACCTCGCCACTGCGGACAAAGGTGTCAATAAGGCTTGCTAAGCGTTCGGCATACTCTTCCATACTCGGTTCGGTTTTGGTAAGCATATCCCGTTGAAGGGAGATAATGCCTTGTTTGAGTTGTTCTTTGTTTAAGCCCATAGTTGGTTTATTTTGTTGTTGATTTCTTCAAACTTGGCTACGTTCTGTGGGGCAAAGTTGCCAGGGCCTGAAGGGGTTTGTATAATAGCGCCTTTAAGCTCAGTTAAAAGGTCATTTAAAAGGGTTTTAAAATTGGCTTGCTCGTTCTTGATTTGGATTTTACCATTTTCAATTTTTAAGCTAAACCCTTCCGAGGTGCATTCTACCTTATCCAAAGCGGAACTTCCCACTACTATAGCCGTTTCCTTCCCTATAAAAGCGACACACACCAGCGAGCCTACTTTGGGTTGAAGGTAGAAGCCTCCTTGTTCCATATTCACTACCAAATACACATCATAAATAGGTGAGGATCCGTCCAAAGGCTCTACATCAGCTGTTTGGTTTTCCTCATCTACAGAGGTTACCTTACACACTTTGGCGTATAGCTCCTGCCCTGTATAGGCTAATTGTTGTATAAGTTGTTTTATCATAATGCGTTGCCGAGTTCTATTTTTTGTCGGTAGCCATTGGTTCCGAAGCTAATCTCATTCTTTTTCACCAAATAAGTACCCCGATTTCCGTCGGAGGCGTGTATCTCCACCATGTCACATTTGCGTACTTCGGGGGTGCCGAAAGTTTCAAATGAACCCTTAAACCCACTTTGCTTATAACGCTCTAAAGCCTCCATGGCATACTTTTTAAGCTCTTCTTCCGAAAGTCCGTCGATACGAATCTTAATCACATCGCCGTCTTTATCACCATACTCATAAGTAATTTTTCTATGTTTAGCGTTGAAGCTCTGTGCTTCTACTCTCACTCGTATATCTTCCTTGTTGCGGTAGGTAAAATCCTCCTTAATGATATTCTTGCCGTGCTTAAAGAGATGCTTTTCTCTGTTATCTATGGGGTATTCCAAACCTATATATAGCACCGATTGCCCTTCAACAAACCTAAAATAGCTACTAAGCATTACCTTGTCCTTTAGTTCTTGTAACTCTTGTGATACACTGGGTTGGGTAATACGCCAGGCACCTACTTGTATGTTGTCATCTATGAGCTTATAAGCGATATTTGTACCTTTAAGCAGGTGTTCTACTATCTCTTTGAGTGAAGCATTCTTGAAAGCCTTTGGTTCGGCTTTAATAGATTTGAGTAAAAACATCCCATCTTCACAAGTAATCGTAATAGGCACCTTGGCATCTACCGAACGGATATAACCCGCAAAGCGTACTTTTAAGTCGTCATCATAACCGAGTTCTACCGTAATACGATCGCCTCTTTTTATGGGCGGATAAATCATTTCTTTATTATTGCCTCCAGGTGCTACCTGCCCCTGCCATTTGATATTACGAGGTAACTTAAGTTCACAGGTGTCGGTAAGGCTTCCTATATCTTCTACAATGTTACACTCGGCTACCGAATTGAATTGCCAGCGGGCACTACCCGTATCAATAGTTATTCTACTTACTAATCTTAACATACTCGTCTTGTTGTATTTGTTTGATTTCGTAAGGCTCATCAGAAAGCATTTGTATCTGTACGCTTTGACGATTGCTATGAGTTTCCTGTTGCAAAGAGAAGGAGGCAACCACTGCCGATTTAATTCCAAAAGCATATAGGAAATCACTCTCTACCTCTACTGTTTCGGGGGTAGTAAGGAGTTTTCTCAGGGTCTCCAGCTGACTTAATGGATAGTCCTGTTTGGGTAAGAGAAACTCCTCATCCGCCTGTTCGCTTGGCTCTCCCTCGTAATCTGTTAGGGCTATATCCAAGGTAATCCCATAGTCGCCATTACTAATATACTCCTTTATAGTGCCGTCACGCCCCTGTAGAGGTGTGGTTACGATGTTGCGTTCTTGAGTAACTGATATAATCACCTCCTGAAAAAGCAGACTGTAGCGCTCGCCCTCATAGTGGGTACTCATCCTAAGGGAAGTCAGCCATGGGCGATTCTCCAAGTCTTCTATTGAGGAAAAAGTGCCGTCAAACTCTTTGACCTCTAAGTGCCTACCTGTTTGCATGCCAAAGCGGAAAGCAAGATTAACGGCTGCCGTCTTGGCTATGGTTAGGGGTTGGGGTTGAAAGCTAAAATCTATCATCGTTATTATAGGTTATCTTATAAAATCGCCCATGCGGCTCGCACTTGCCCGCCTATCCACCTGCAAAGTCGGCAGTAGCGGTGAGGAGAATCTCTCTTACGGCCTGTAGGAGCTGTTGCCTGTCGAAGCCTCTGTCGGCATTCATATAGATATTAAAGTTGTCCATCATCTTACCAATGGTTAGGTTGCGCACTTTGTTTTCACTCTTGCTTTTGTCGCCTCCGACTCCCGTGCTGTTCATAGTTTTTTGGGTAGCTACCCCTCCTACAGTAGGTACGGTAGGTTGGTTTTTCTTCAGATCAAAGCTATCACTCTCCACAAGGGCCACCTCTTGGGGTTTGTCGTCCTTTTGAGTCTTAGCTTTTTCCTCTTCAGAGACCAAATCCATATTCTTACGGAACTCCTCTACACTTCCAGAGGCATTGGCCGCCCACTCCCAACCTGTAAGCTCTGCCACCCAACCGAGTATCTTCTGCAAAGGCGCCATAATTACATCCAAAAGCACCAAACCAATACGTTTAAAGCCCGCTAAGATACCTTCTGATTGAAAAGCTTCTACAATACTATCCCAATGCCGCTTAATCATCGTAAAGGCACTGATAAGCATACCTATAGGCCCTAAGAGGAGCAACATAGTAGAGCCAAAGTTGTCAAAATAGTTTGTTGCTGTTACCACATAGCCTATAAGTAGTGCAATGGCACTTACCACCAATAGGATAGGGTTCATGTTCATGATAGCATTCAGAATCCCTTGTGCCACAGCCATAGCTTTGGTGGCCGCCGAACATATATTTGTCCATAGGGTAGCTCGCTTTTGGGCATCGGCTAGGAAAACAAACCCCTTGTAGACGCCTACCAATAAAGGGGCAAAATTGGTCAAGTCTTTTGCTATATCACTCAGGGCACTAGCATAGCCAAATATTCCATTGGTAGCATTGAAAATAGAAATCTTAAAGTCCTCTACCTGTCTGGTAAGGCGATTGTTTTTCTCCTCTGTGGTTTCCATAATTACCCCTGCCTGCTCTATGGCCGAGTTGGTACCCACTATTTGCTGGGTCATGGCCTCCGCCTGGTCTGCCGTATTGATAAGAGCAATG